TAGTCTTTTCTGTGGTCGATGCTGAAGCAAATATCCGCACAACTCAGAATCGTTCGGCTGCTTTGCTTACGGATCGTGAGCTTGATATGTATTATAAGATTTTTCGTCAGATCATTTCGACAAAGCTCTGCAAGAAGTTTGTAGAATATGATTTCCCGAATGAAGCCTATGAAGCTGGTGGCGAACAGTCGAAACTGTATAGTTTGCTGACAGACAACTTCAATACCGATCATATCATCAATGAATATGTTGAACATATCTCCGACAATTTATCCTATACCGGACCGTATGCAGTCGTAATGGGTCACTTCACATATAGTGTCGCTTATCGCAATGCGGCTGGTTCTGATGAAAAATATCGGAGAGAAGACTATAACTTTGTGGTGTGTGCTATATGTCCGGTGGTGTTCATCGATTCTGGATTTGCATTTGACTTCAGTACAAATCAGCTGTCTACCAGCACAGAGAATCACTTATATGTAAAGCCTACTCCTACGGACGGTTTTATGTTTCCAGCTTTCAATGATAGAAGTGCAGACGTAAATTCAGTCATATATTATCTTAGCAAGCCGGATAGCCCCAATTTATCATTCATCGAAAACGTATTAGGTTGCAAACCGCAGCTCAGTTCCGTAACCGAAACAGAGTTATTTAAGCAGACTCTCAAGAATGCTTTCGGTGAAGATCTTGATTTCTCCCTGCTGTATATACTTAATGATATGCTCAGTGATATGTACGATACGTTCAAAGATGATACCAAGCCTGTGATGATCGATGCCGATGCTATAGCCGAATTGTTGGCATCCACAAAATGTGATCCGGAAAAAATCGCAAGATTTAAGACGATATATGGGATAACATTTGATTCAGATTTACATTTGTTAAACCTTATCGACAATAAGATCAAACTGCAAACTTCTGAATATTCTGTATCATTCAGCCCTGCCGTTGGTATCGAAAAGATTAGGACAGCAATTGAAGATGGTCAGAGAGCGATTAAGCTAAGTACAGATGATGCACAGGTTGATGTGAATGGGCTGTCAATCGAAATATAATAACATAGCGGTGCAATTGTAATAGTTGCACCGCTAACCTTTTATATTATTAAAGTAGTATGGAAGTGATTATTTTGTTTGATAAAAATTACCCTAACCACTTTGATTTAGTGTCATATAGTGATGCTACAGCTAATATCCGGGTGCTAAACCTCAATGAGATTGAAGATGCTATCTGGCTGAAACTGCCTGCCGGACTATCAGTAGGACTTACACTGTCTGACTTTTCAGAAGTAACTATGGATGTGGAAGCTATAGATTATTCTGATTACATATTTCAGGATACCAATAGAATTTGGTATAAGGTTGATACAAGCATACTAAATACATCTGCTGGATTTCATCTGTACAAGTTGACATTTAGCAATTCAAAGCTGGATAATGACTTCTGCTTATATTTTGGGTATCAGGTTCAGACAAATACACCTGAGCGCCCATACATATACATGAAAGATCACTAAGGAGGACCTTAAAATGGCAATACGTTGTATAAACAGAATTACTGCTTCTAAGCTGTACAAAGCAAGTTCACGCAAGAAGAAGATTCTTGCTGCCATGTCTGATCCTATTAATCTTGAATTAGTCCAGCAGCTTGACGAGTATATAGGTGATGAATATAAACCGCTGATCGATCCTGCTGATTCTGATGATTCGGACGTTGAACCTACAGAAACTACCGAGTCAAAACCTACATCGGATGTGGATAGACCTTCACCTATTCGTAGTGTTCCCTCTGGTGGCGGAAAACTGTCTGAGCGTTTCGGTGATGACTTAGATGCTGAAGGTGAAGCTGACTTCGATGCAACTAACCCTGATGATGATTGGGACGATGACTCTACTTCTGGTACTGCGGATGAGACCACACCTAATTCGTCTACTAAGCCTAAAGCTAAGAAGAGAATTGTCGCAGAAACCACATCTGTAAATCCTTGTGCCGGAGTTCATGCGTCAATAGATCAGCTTGCTGGTGAACTAAAGGGGACCCTAAATGCAAGATCGTCTACCGCTGGTGTAATCCGGGCAGCTGTTAAAGATGATGAATTGTGGCTATATTATAATGATTCAATCAATCTGAATAATGTAATGCCTACAGTAATTGATCTTCTGAATGCTGCTGGATATAACTATCTGCTGTTCAACCGTTTAGCGAGAACTGATAATGCTATGGTATTTACCTTAGCTCTTAATGATACTGCTACAGTAGTTGGTGATGAAGATGAAATCTAAGCTGCCGGTATCAGAGGAACTAGACTTTCATTACTTGCTGAGTTTACTTCCGCCATTGTTTGAAGTTTCAGAATTCGCTTGGCTTCCGGAATTGTTTTCTATTGTCGGTTATGAATCTCTAATAAAGCTCTGTAAATATGCTGGCGGTGAGTCTATTCACATTCCAACATTGGAAGAATTGTCCGATTCTATTGATGCACTAAAGTATTTCTATCATGTGGAGCTAACTAAATCATGTGAGCCTTATCTGATATCTGAAAAGATTGAAGGTATAGTGGCTAAAATTCGTGAGGTTTACAATGCTAAATAACATTTGTAAGTGTATAGATAGTATGGCGATATTGCCACCGTTCGATGATTATTTTCTATCATATACTTTTGATGTACAGGACAGAAATATAGAGCGTGAGCTTCATAATTTGATTAAATATAATCAGGTAGGACTAACTGCATATCAGCAGTTGATATACAACACATTGGAAAGGGTGATGAAGAGTTGACTTCAGCAACAGAATTGCAGAATCTGTATGTAAAGATATATACCCAGATGCGGCTATATATTTGGGATTACACAACAGTTGAGCTACTTGCAGATTTTGAGATTGCAGTATATCAGAGGTTTCCAGATTTATCAGAAGTAACTCATGCTTTTGATAAATTGAGATCCGAAATATCGAATACCGATGCTTATACAGAAGATGATGATTTGCGCAGAGCTTTTGAAACCTTCGATGAAGCTATAGAGGAAATCGATTCCATTTATGCAAATCTTGAAACATTTAAGGAGGTCGTAGAACTGTGAATATGAAAATTTCTAAGAATGGTAATCAGCCTATAAAGAGCAACAAAAGACCCATGAAGAAGTCAATTCATGCGGCTAAGAACAGAGATGAAGCTATAGAATACATCAAGTGTGCTATTAGTTCTCTTGGTCAGGAAGCCTTAGATGGCGATCCTGTAGTTAAGGAAGCTATTGCCAACCTTGGTGTTGTGATGTTTGATCTAAAGTAAAGGACTGATTTTGAATGAGCATTGAAACCCTCGATAACTCAGCAGAAGTCATGGTCGATCCTATGATAGCAAAGCAAAAAGAGGATGTTGCAAAAATGCGTACCTCTTTATTGTCATGCACAGATGAAAATGGGATTCCTACACTAAGAGCCATTCAGAATATTACTGTAATGAGGGTATACCATCAGCTAACTAGAATTATCAAATATACTGAGTTAATGGATAAGCTGGAAGATAAGCTCTATGCTTCCATTGAATATCAGATTGATAATGCGAATGTTGGTGATGTGAATACCCTTACTTTGTTGATAGGGATTCAGGAAAAGCTACAGAAAGCCATGATTGAGTCCCATAAACTGCTTCAGCCATATCTAGATCTTCAAGGTTTCAATGTAGTGGACCTTGTAGATTCTACTGCCACTACTATAGATTCTTCGATTTCTTCTAAGTTACTGACTTCTGAAAGCCGGGATAAGGTTAGATCTACAGCTCAGGCGGTACTTGAAGCATTGGGTGATGTTGAATGACAGATATCAATTCTATTCCTGAGCGAATTAAAGCCATATACTCTACCTGTACCCCGGATGAACAGAAAGTTCTTAGAACTATACTAAAAGAGCTTGCGGAAACCGGCTATTCCAAAACCTATGAAGATGTATGGCTTGCTGATTATAAGGAAATTCCGGTTGATAAGGAAACATTTCTGACTTCTGAAGAATTCTTAGGTGCTTCCAATGACTGTGGTAGATCTATATATCCAGTGTGGCTTGATGTTATGAAGGAGCTAGAACAAACTGGAAATCAGTATTATGAGATAGTTTTTACTGGTGCTACAAGAACAGGAAAAACCAGTACGGCGGTCTCAGATGGTGCATACCAGCTATATAGGATAATGTGTTTGCGAAATCCCCAAGAATACTTTGGTTTGAAGAAAGTTACACGAATTTCATTTTTCTTTTTCAATCTTACGGAAACTCTTGCTAAGGGTGTCGCATACAAGGAATTTATATCGACCTTGCAGACAAGTAAGTGGTTTGCACGCCATGGACATTTTACTGATAGTGAAACCAATCCGGCATACATCCCAGAGGGTGGACTAATAGAAATCGTATATGGATCCGCTGCAAGTCATGCGTTAGGAAAAGCCACATACTGTGTTATCTTCGATGAGGTCAATTTTGGAAACGCTGGCGTTAAGGACGTACTTAAAGCAAAGAAAACCATGAAAGAGAAGTACGATACACTGGTAGCCCGTGTTACAGGTACTTTTGTCAAGAATGGAGAAGTTTTCGGTAAAATCTATGTCATCAGCTCTAAGCGTGAAGATTCTGACTTTATGGAAGAATATGTTAGGTCTCAAAGAGAAGCTGGGAATCAACATATGTATGTGTTTGATAAACCTCAGTGGGAAGTATGGCCAAAGTCTAAGTATTCTTCTAGTAAAACCTTCAAGATTGCTTTAGGTGGAAAACATCTACGCAGTTTTGTTGTAAGTGATGAAATGAATACGCCCGAAGGTCTTGAGGAATTACGAAATTCTGGATATAGACTGCTGGATGTTCCAGAAGATAATAAAACTAGGTTTTTGTCTGATTTTGATGTTGCATTGAGGGATATAGCCGGAATTACTGTCCAAGGTTCTTTCAGCTTCATTACGCAGGATTTACTTGATCAGGCTATAGGTGAACGTAAAAATCCATTTTACAAAGACATTATTGAAGTTGGTACTCAGGACAAGCTGTCGATAGAAGAGTTTTTTCATCTTGAATGTGTGGATTCTCGCTTGATACATATGCCGATGTTTATTCATCTTGACTTATCGCTTACTACTGATAGATCCGGTATTTCTGGAATAGTGATATCTGGACGAAAAGACATTGACCTTAAAGGAAAAGTGATTTCAGTCCCAACTTTCAGTCATGTGTTCTCAATTGCTGTACAAGCTCCGAGAGGTGACAAAATATCCTATATGAAAATCAATCAATTCATCTGCTGGCTGAGAAACGTCTGCAAGTTTAATATTTCATGTGTTAGCCGAGATCAATTTCAGAGCGAATATATGGCACAGCTTTTGGAAGCACAGGGATTTAATACTGCAAAAATATCACTGGATCGCACATCTGATGGCTACGATGCTTTGAAATCCGCTATTCTTGAACAACGTATAGACCTACTTCATGTGGAATTGCTTGAAACCGAACTTACTCACCTAAAACGTGATCCAGGAACAGGTATCTGTGATCATGAAGTTGGTGGTAGTAAGGATATGAGTGATTCTGTGGCAGGAAGTGTTTGGAATGCTATTTTACTCAATCCTGGTGTTCCTGTTCCGGTCAAAGCAAAAGTATCGGCTATTGCTGCTGTAAATGGATTATCAAAGAAAATGAACCCTGGAAGCCCAAGCAGCTTAGGCGGTGCATTTTCTCTAATGTATAATAAATTCAAATAAATGGAGGAAATCTACTATGAACAAAAATCTTAAACCTGGAGATTTTGTTACTCTGGTACCATTGGGACTTCCCATGACATTGCAGTACAATATCTCTGGAAATCTGGAAAAGGTATTTGTTGGCAACACAAGTAACCGCAGAGATATTACAGCTTCTTGTATGACCAAACTGCTGGATAGTGGTAAAGTACCTGGAAGGATTTCTCTACAGAAGGGGACGAGCTGGGTAATTGGTGTGCTGTATACCAATGCTACGATCAAGAAATTCGGTGTACTTCCAAGTGCAATTGAATCTGATCTTGAATCAGCTTTTCTGGACAACCCTAATGCTTTTAACTTCTTTGCATATAACATTGAATGCACTTCTTTGAGGTTCAGCGGTCATGTGCATATTCGTCAATATCTGAGGATTTCTAAGTTCAATGTACTTCCTGGTTGGTTTGTTCCAGCGGCTATAACCGATAGCATGGTTACTCAGTGGATGAGTGATCCCACATTTACATTCAACCCTATAGTTACAGATATGGTCATCTTCCGTGGAGAAGCTATAGAAGTAAGTAGTATGGGTATTTCTCAGTGTATTGTGAAGTCGAAGAAACAGTATGTAGATGACAATGGCTACGTTAAGATCGAAGTGCTTTTATCCGATAATGATTCCAAGATGTATCTTCATTATACCGAAGCAGCTAAGTACGGTGTGACAGCCGGAACTGTTCTATATCTGGATCAGCATCACCAGATTTTTTATTCAAAATTTGGGGATCTGTCTGAGTATAAAAGTCATTTGATATGTCCGTTCTGCGGTAAGTATTATGATGTACCTACGGACGGTACTGTTCAGTGTCAGAATAAACATTGTGGGTCAAAGCTGATTCCGGAGATCATTCATTTTATGACCGTCCTTAATCTTCCTATGCCTTCAACATCTATCCGAGATATAGTGTATGGTGATAGACTTAATTCTATATCAGACTTTTTGCTTGTAGAAAAAGTTAGTGGTATTGAAATTACAGCTTCATTATCTTCTATTATCCGCTCCCTTGTACCGGTTTCAGTTCTCCCAAATGCAAGACCAATTCATGATTTCGTAGTGGCTTGTGCATCTAATCCTGAAACTGTGAAATATTATGCCAACAATCCTGGTCTCATAACATCTGACCTCAATCTGCATGGTCCAGAAGTTGATAAGCTGATATTGTGGTTTGAGGACGGATTCAATGTGTCTGAACTTATCACTATAATGGAATCCGAAAATGTTACTATCGTTGAATCTGAAAAGCGTTTTGACGGTGCTCCTATTTTTCGGAATAAACTTATTTACATCACTGGCAGTTTTATCCACAAGGACATAGCTGAAATTCTTACAAGCTATGCGGCTAAGGTGACATCCGTATTCACTAATTCTGTAGATTGTGTGCTTATCGGTGGTACCAATGAGAATATTGACGGAAAGTCAATAAATGCCGCTAAGAACATAGGAATTCCAATTTCTAATGAAGTAGCTTTCTTTGCCGCTTACGGCATCGATGCTGACCTGAATAACCTTGTATATTAGTGGTTAGTTTGGAGGCGATAGTTTGGAAAATAAATTGATCAAGCGGCTACGCTCTTGGATGGAGAAGCCGAAGCATCATACATCATATCTTAGATTTATAGCTTCTGGCTCATTCATCCGTATGTCTGATATGCGAGGAAATACTGCTCTTCTGGACATTAAATCGAAGATAGAAACAATGCGTAACGTTGCTGCTGATTCTCAAATCAGTACCGCACTTTCATATTATGCTACGGATTCTACAACTGCTAATTCCGCAGGTCAGATTATATGGGCTACATCGGATGATCCTGACCTTGCTGATCTCATAAATACCCTGTTCAAGAAGTGGAAGATCAATTCATATGTTCGTGACCATATCTTAGAACTTGCTACTATAGGCAATCTGTATATACCGACTACAGATATGTATAAGGATTCGGCAAGTAAAACTGTACAGCGTGGCGTTGCTTTGGATAATAATACCATTCCGGATAAGGAATATGATATTATTCCATCCTATAAGATACCACCAGAGGATGTACTTCATATCTGGGAAATGGGTAATCCGGTAGGGTATATCTATCAGCCGGATGCCAATGTGCGTGAGTATAATATATATCCTGATTCCGCAATTATTCATTTTTCGCTGGGTGGTCTGCTTGGTGAATATACGATTGAGGGTACCGACAAACGTACCGGAGACCCAATTACTTATGACATACAGTTTGCAGAGCCACTTATGGGTAACGTAGTTGTCCCCACACAAACGCTGGGGCTTTTGGAAGATAGTATGCTTTTATCTTCTTTGATCCGGGTGGTAAAATTCATCAATGTCGATTGTTCTGGTGCAGAGGAAGAGGAAATTGCAGATACACTTCTTCAGATGAAGAATGCTATTGAACAGCAATTGTCCATGAATACTTCTACCGGTGGTGCAGAAAGTTTCTTAAATCCTCAGTCACCTAATAACTTGATTTATCTTCCAAAGGTGAATGGTGCAGATGCTATATCCATAACTGATCTCAATATGTCGGATACTACAGAAGCAGACAACAAGCTGCTTGACTATTATCAGAATAAAAAGCTGTCAGTATTAGGTATACCTAAAGAAGCAATGAACTTCTCTTCTGCTGAGGGACTTGGTGCGGCTGGTACCGTAATGTCTCAGAGATCTGCACTATATGCTAATATTTTGCAAAGACTTATGACAGCATATATCGAAGGCTGGACTGAGGGTTTGAATAAGTATTTCAGAGCTAAGAATATGAGTGGGTATGTGGATAAGTTCACACTTCATATGAACCCGATAGTAACTACTCAGTCTACAGTTCAGTTTGAGAAGCGTGATTCTGCACTCAATCAGGCTACAACCCTTGTACAGCTCCTTAAAGATGCCGGAATTGTTGATGCAGATACATTCCGTAAGGGTCTTACCGAGATTCTTACTGAAGCATTCCCTCAAATGGGTGCAGATGCTTCCGGCTGGGATATTGACGTAACGGAAGAACCAACGGAAGGTGGTGCTCCTGGTGGATTCTAATACATCTTTAGCAACTCAGTTTTTCACTGAGCTTAAACAATATAATGGTCGAAATTTCAGAGCTTTGAAAGAAGCAAACCTATCTGAAGCTAGACCTGATGATATCAAGGCATTCAGTAGTACGATAACCAGATATTTCATCTTCGTAGAGAAGCACCCTGAGATACCCGATGTTATGCTCAGAATGCTCTATTATCAGTTAAAACTTGATATGGTTGGGCGATTTTTTGCAAGCTATCCGGCGGCTTCAATTGATGAACTTAAACCATTTCAGTTAGAGTTGATCAACTATATAACAGAAAGTAAATCCGAAATGGAGTGATTGTTGTGGCTATGAATTATATCAATATGTCATCTGAGAATCAGACTTTTTACGGTAAGGATATGGAGCCAGGGGTCGTTCAGTCAGTTCCTGGACCTATAAATGCGAATGATTTTTTGCAGATAAGTAAAGCTCCTGATGCTGATGTTCCTGATGATAACACAGATGCACTGGCTAAGATGATTGAAAACACTATAACTGCGATTGAATTTCCGAAGAGTGTGACAAAGGTAGGTAATTATGGGTTTTACGGTAGAAATTTGATCACTACTGTGTCTATCCCTGCGAGAATCATCAGTATAGGTGATTATGGATTTGCTGAATGTACCGGATTGGTTACGATTAATATTCCTGACACTTGCACTTCTATAGGTAAGAGTGCATTTTCTAAGTGCGCTTTAAGAACCATAGATTTTCCAGACAATGCCGTTTTGGGCGGTGGTGTTTGTCAGAGTTGCAAAAGTTTGGAAAGTGTAAACTTACCTGCCAACTTAAAAGCTATTCCATCTGGTGCATTTAATGGTTGTGCATCGCTTACTGCCATAGATATTCCTAGCAGTGTCGAAACTATCGGTGCATCTGCATTTGCTAGTTGTACTGCATTGAGTGAAGTTTCGTTTTCATCTGGATTAAGTGTAATAGGAGATCATGTGTTTAGTGCGTGTAGTTCCTTGAAATCGGTATCTATACCAGAAGGTACGATATCAATAGAAGCCGGATGCTTCATGCGCTCTGGTGTTGAAACCGTTGAACTACCTTCATCTTTAACTTCATTGGGTTCTGACAACCCTAGTATGAGTAATGCTACTTATGGTACATTCGGCTTCTGTCAATCACTGCAATCTGTGAATTTAGAAGATACATCTATAACTAAGATCACACCATATACATTTTACAGCTGTAGCTCATTGAACACTGTGACAATTCCAGATACTGTTACTGAAATTGGGGAATTTGCTTTTGCTGGATCATCGGATATGCCTTCTGGACTTACTGAAATAGAAATTCCTGGTACTGTATCAATTATTCCACGGGGAATGTGTAGTCGGTGCAATCTACTCACTTCTATTACATTAAAGTCTGGTGTAACGTCTATTGGTGAAAACGCATTTGAAGTAGGCGGTCGTGCTGGTGCGGAGTTTGCAGAATCATGTGTCATTGATATTCCAAGTACAGTAACAGCGATCAATGCCCGAGCGTTTTCTGGTAGAGGTGTCAAGGAAGATTGCACCATCAACATTCACAAGTCATCTGGTTCAATTTCTGGTGCTCCTTGGGGGGCTACCGGATCAAAGGTCACAATCAATTGGTTAGGATAATACAGCAAATGCACTCTGCATGAAGTGGGGTGCATTTCTTATAGGAGATGGTAATTTATGGGAAAAGAACTAAGGTACAACATTTCTGATTGGCGACAGCTTATAAATGTTAAATCAAATATTAGCACCAAGCTGAGTATAAAAGTGTCTGATATTCTCAATGCACCTATACTGACCGGATTGAGGATCAGGGTCTATCATGCTGAGTATGGTGATTTGTATACTTGTGTACTTGGTGCGGAGGGTAGTCTTGTGTCAGAAGATCCATCTGTAATTGATTTTGAACCTTCTACTGATGAAATACTTAAAACGCTCAGTAAGTATGGCTTCTTGGTGACTTATGATCAGCAACGGAATTTACCACATGATCAGCTGGAGTTTCTTGCATCACTTTTGGGGTTGGAATACGATAAGCTCCGACTGGTTACTGTCTGGAATATATCTAACGGTGTAAAGCAGTTCAAAACCTATGCCGTTGTATTCAAGATATCAGAAAATCCGACATGGATCAATAATGGCTATAGTCCTTCTGAGAAAGAATTTACAGAATCTCTGAGAAACGGTAGCGTTGTTAATCTGTCAGCATCATCCCAGACTCACAAATGGAATTGGAGTTGGCTGACATTTGTAGCAAATATAGAAGATATTCTATCTGAGAATAATTATTCTTGAGTGGTGGTGATATTATGAGCATGAATTTGATCGGTGACGATATACTCATAATGCGGAAGCGGTATGATGAAGCATTGGAAATGCAAGGTATATCTTGCAGATACCAATATCCGCTTCTGCCCGGAACTAATGCACAAGGGGAATCAGTTGTAGATAGTTATTCTGATGTAGTCGATACTCACATATTCTTTGACGGAACGCCTACCGTTAAGACGTATAAGCGATTAGGCTGGGTTGTTGAAAATGACAAAAACCTCCCATTTCTTATACACTGTAGCTTCAATCTGAAATCATTACAGAGGGATTGCTTATTCCACATTTCCGGTCAGTACACCAGCTTGGGGAATCGGATATTTCGTGTAGTCGAACTTACTACCGCTATGCAAGCACCAGATCATATTATAGCACAAGTAGTTCCGGTGTATGACAAGAACATTGTTGGTAGGACACCGGTTGAAGAGCGTAAAAAATTCAACAAATCTAATACATTTCTCAAGGGCAATACTGATTATCGTGGGAATTATCTTGATGATAAGGGGGCTGATTTGAAATGATCTATAAGTATGATGAAGCCATAGTTAAAGACTTAGAACAAAGTTTTAATCCTGATTCGGTAGCGAATCCTGTAGTAAAGGTCATCAGTCCAGAACAAATCATCGGTGTAGCTGCACAGATACAGAATGATGAAATAAAATTACCGATAGTAGCTCTATCTAGGGATCCAAATACGCAAGTAGATTCTGAAAGGATGAATTTCAGTAGAGCACATATTGGGGTTTCAACTGTCATTGATCCGGAGACTAATGAATTATATTATGAAAAGGCTATCCCAATTTCACTGACATATAGGCTTACTGTATTGACCGCTACTCAGGCAGACCTTGATGAAATAATGAGAGAATTGATGTTCAAATATTTATCTATGTACTTTCTTCCAATCAGACTTCCATATGAAGGAAATAGGGTGATTAGGTTTGGCATTGCTATAAATAGTGATACTGAGATAGAACAGTCTTCTGGGTCATCAGAATATGCAGAAAGTGGTCAACTGTATCAGGCGGTTCTTCAGCTTAAGACAGAAGGTTGTGTTCTTGTTACCTATACACCAGTGCATCTGAAACGTACCGTATTTGAAACTGAGATAGCTGACCCATCCGTTAAGTCTGATCTCTAACCTTATATATGATTAGTAAATAATCTCTGTGAGGTGATATTGTGGTTTATAAGAATATGTCTGGTCGCACAATGACATTTTACGGTGTTGAATTCAAGCCGGGTGATGTGCATAGTGTTCCAGGCGCTATCAATGCTGAGGGATTTGTGCAGACTAAGAATACGATCATTAAGCCTGCTGTTACCTCAACAACTTCTAAGCCTACAAGAAAGGGTAGAAGTAAACTTATCAAGGAGGAAGAAGTAGATGGCTAAGATAGTTATTAATGAGATATCTGAGAACTACACCTATAATATAGGAACTAATTCATATGCTACGATCGCACTTCCTATTACAGCAGCTTGGGGACCAGCTTACATGGATCCTCAGTCTGTATATGGTGATAGTGCTGATGGCATCGATATGATGCTTGAGGAAGTTGGCTGGACACATTTCCCCGCTACACAGGCTGGACTTGAGTCTTTCGTGGCTACATATCGTGGTCCAGAATCCAACTATAAGCTGGCAAATGATTATTCATATCAGATGGCTATGACACTGCTGACATCTGGTTATGATATTCTGGTATGTCGTGTATGCCCTGGTGCAAAGGCTTCCGGCGGATATATGATCAATTCTGGAAATGGTGATGTTCTGTTTGGTATCAATGCCAAGTATGTCGGTACTTTCGGAAACAATCTCCGTTGTGTACTTAACAGATATACCTCCGGTAATTTCAACTATTGGTCTCTGATCGTATACATTGTTGATGCGAATACTGGAACACGGACCGCAGTTGAAAACCTTTCATTCGTATTTGATGAAAATAATGCAACAGAAACCGTACCATATGTAGGTGAAGTAGAATCTAACTATGTAACATTTGCTATCAATGGTACGATCAAGGATAGTAAGTCCGATGGTTCTATGCCTACAGTTACACCTATCAACGGATCACAGACAGCAGATCTTATAACTGCACTTGTCGGCGGTACAGATTCACTTACTGTTCCTACACAGCTTTATGGTACAACGGCTGATGATGCTACAGGCGTAGGTGGGGATTTCCATAAGGGTACAGTTGGTTCAGGTTCTACTGAATACTACTTCTCAACTGTATATGTAGAGCCAAGCGATTGGGCTACATCGAAGACTTCTTACTATGTTGTAGATTCCACCACTGTAACAGCTGGTGTAACTAAGTGGACATTCAAGGCTGTAACCAATGAAGATTTCACTGTAGGTACGATATTCAAGCAGTTTGAAACTGTGGAAGCTATCGGTCTGGCTAATGGTGATGCTTCAGCAGTAACTACCGTAACTAACAACCTCAAGGCTGTAGCTAAAGACTATGCTACAGTAAGATATGGTTGCACCGATACACCAAACGGAATCCCAGCTTCTACCCCTGGTGGCTACTATACTGGTATTGCCGGAGCTACCGAAGCTGATACACCCTACATTACAGCATGGACTAACTGTTCTGTGGTAGATCCTGTTAAGCTGGCCGCACTTGCGCATAATGAGTGGGTATATAATGCCGCATTCCTGACATATCAGCTTCTGGTCGATAAGCTCAATTATAATCCTCAGAGAGTAATGAGCGCTGGTTGGGATGATCAGAATATCGAAGTTATCTGCGGAACTAAGTTCGGTGCTTCAGCTGAATATCCGCTGTCTCAGGTATCCCCGATCCATCAGATCCTTATGCACATAGCATACTACAGCAGATGTGCAACTGGTCTGATTGATATTCCAAGATCTTGTCCAAGAGGACTTGTTTACGATGCTTCCGACAGCACACCTGGTTATGCTCAGTTGCTTGCAAGAATGACACCCTTTGTAGGTGGAAACGATGTAAATTCAGTCCTCTATACAAGCCATTCAACACTGTTTGCACCTTGGGGACAGTACAGATATGTGGGAACAAGCAAAATGAGAACTGCTTCACCTTCATTCCTTGCAATGCTTATCCAGAGAGCACAGATACTCAATCAGCCTGCGCAGTATGAGTGGGCTTTGCCTACAAATCGCAGACATAACCTCAATATCGGCAAGATGGACTACGTTGTTCCTAAGAAGCTCCTTGACGTATGGCAGAAGCTGGAAGGTGTCGGCGTAAATGTTATCACCAGAATTCCTGATCTGGGAACAAACCTCTGGGGCAACAGCACACTGTTTGAAGTACCTCCGGCTACTTATCAGGCACTTGCAAATCTCTCTACCAGATATCTTGTGAACGCTGTAGAGAATGTAGCTTACAAGTGCGGATTGAGTATAACATTCCAATACAATAACGAGCAGGCATATGGCAATTTTTACTCAGGTGTAACACCACTACTTGACACGATGAAAAATGTCGGTGCGATCGAAGATTACTATGTCAAGATGGCAGCTGACATTAACGGTCTGGATCAGGTAAATGCGAACAGTGTTATCGGTAAGATCTACCTCATCATCAACGGTGTGATCAATGATATCACCATTGATCTGATCGCTCTGCCACCTGGAACTGATCTGAGTCAGTTCGCTCAGTAATGGGGGTGTTCAGATGAAAAAGTATATCAAAGCAGCAGAAAGCATTTCTTCAATGGCTGAGTATGTTGATAAGCTGAATCAGATTATGGCTGATCTTAATGTGGCAAAATCGGATCTTGAAGCCCGTATCAGTTCGATATATGACACAATCAATCAGTTTTATAAAGACCTTCCAGACGGTAAGCAGTCTCCTGAGTTTGTCATTGATAATCCTGACAATTATCCGTGGTTTATGTCTATAAGTGATGAAGATGCTGATGCACTGTATGATATGTGGGATAAATTCTACTTCCAGAATGCGGAATATGAAGCACTTGTTGACGGTATTATTGAGGCTTCGGAAGCACTAGATGAAGCATATAGCCGAATTGAGGATCTTAATGACTAAACGTAAATATTGACTATAATAAAGCAGAGGATTAAACGTCCTCTGCTTTTTTCTTTTATATGACAAATCGTTATATGTCTATGAAAGGTGGTGTGATCTATGGATGACAAAGATTTCAAATGGGTATATGCCTATGATAGAGTTTGTAGGAAAATCAATGAAACCTTTGCTGAGATGTTTGCACAGAAGAACAAAGAAGTTGACGAACGGAATGTCAAGATTTTAGCCAAGGTCAACGGTGAATCTGTGGAGCTTACTGAGCCAATCGTCTTAACTAGCGTTGAGATAATAAAATAAATAATGTTTTTAAGGAGGTAAATATTATGTTAAAAGATCTCGATATTATATCGATTATACCATCAGGTATAATGGCTATGTTGGCACCAATGCACAATGTGGATATTACTGATGCTGATTCTATGTTTAGTCATTATGAAACCGGAGTATATAGACATGATGGCTTCAAATTCAATTTCGATTGCTTTATCGAAGAGAACTGCCTAAATCGCATAAAGGATAAGTGGACGGCATACGGAGTTTGTGATAAT